TTCCGATTCTTTTTTCTCTCGGAGATGTGAGCACGGGTGTCGCCATCCCGTTATGCAGAAATTATAGCACAGGTTCAGTGACCTGTCAATTGAGGTAGATTGCTGTGCCCTGTACCCTGACACCAGCAGTGTCGGCAACGACAGATGATCCATCTTTTTCCAACTTAGCACTGGTGCTATCTGCTACAACCTTTGCACCACTGCTTGCTTCTAACGTGGAACCAGTAGTATTCACAGTTACCTTGTTTCCAGTGTATTCAAGTTCGACAGAATCAGGAGATGCAATAACATTTGCTTGCTCTGCCCAAGACATTGTAGCATTCTTTTGATTAATATTAACTGATCCTAGATTTTTACCAACTGTAACTACAAAATCATCTTCGGTTAGATTTAGTGTGCTCAGACCTCTTGCAGTTTCGACTTCAAATCCATCTGAAAGATGTTCGATTCTTACTGCACCACCCGAGTCAATTTTATATGCTGGGATGTTTTTCTTAGCAGCAGCAACTTCTAAAATATAAGTTTCCTGTTGACTAGATTGTTTAGATACTCCCCTGAATACATTCTTTGCTTTTCCTTCTACTACAGTAGAATAGTTTCCTTTTACTGTAGTAGCATAGTCTTTATCAACTGCTAGAGCATAGTTCTTATTAACTATAGTTTTCCATTCACCCGTAACACCTAGATTATAGTCACCATTTACTGTGTAATTTACACTGCCAGATGTATTGATGTTTGTAGTTGCTCCTGGTTTTGTCTGCTCAATATCTACTTCACCAGCACCTGTAGTAGACTCTCTACCACTAATCTGTTTATCAAAGAAAGCAGCATCCATCTTTACCTTACCAGCAGAGATATTAAAAGTTCCACTGCCTCCACCTGCATCTAAATTAATATCTTTGCCAGATTTTAGGTTCAATGTATTCAATGCATTGAGAGTAATACTATCACCTTTAACAACTGCATCACCACCAACACATTCAATTAAAACATCTCCCTCTACTTTTAAAGAGTATGCAGGTAACTTAGACTCTTCTACATTACCATCAACAACCTTTGAACTAGTAACACCATCATCAATTCTTCCTGTGACATGTGTGCTAATCGATCCAGTCTTATGCACTTCTGCTTCAGACTTTTGAATCATCTTACCACCACATCCACCTTGTGATGGTGGTGCAGCAGTAAAGATAAAGTTGTTGGTATTATCTACATGGAATGCCCATTCGGCAGCAAAGATAGCAAATCCAGTTGAACCATCGTCAAACTTATAGTTGACAAAAGAAACATCACCAAATTCCTGGAAATATTCTACTGGTGGAGCACCATACAGACCAGTATAGTCGCCTTCACCTTTAGGAACAGCACCTTTCGTCTGTTCCTTCCTCTCTTCTGATAGTGGTTTATTAGTTAATGACATTATGGGCAATCAATATACTTACCTGTTCCGATCTTGGCATAACCAAGTCTTTCTAGTTCCTGACCATCCTTACAGATGATACTAGGAAGAACTCTAGCACCAGATCCACCGCCACCTTGGATGACGATCTCTGGTATCTCATAAAACTCTAGTGATCTATCTAGGATCTGTACACTGTATACATATCCATCACTATTTACCCTTGCTTCAGCAAGGTTAGGTTCACCGTTGATAAACACCTCTGGTGCCTCTGTGTATCCTCTACCAGGATTTAATAGAGTGAAAGAGTCGATGACACACATCAAACCATCAGGTTTATTCTGCTTATAGTTTGTACCTGTTCTTGTTACTCTTACTTCAGAAACATATCCTCTGTCATCTAGAAGTGGGATAGCAGAAGAACCGATACCATTACCCGTAATAATAATACGTGGTGGTTCTTGATAAGGACATGGGGAATCAATGATGGGAATGCTGATGATAGCTCCATTGTCATCGGTGATTGGTGTTCCAAATACTGGAGCATCTAAACATGGATCTGTGACAGGAGGATCTTCAGGTGGTGAGTCTGGTTCTGTAGATACAATAACAACATCTGCAGATGCTCCAGTACCAGTGACAGTAAATCTCAACGATTCATTCTCTTCAATATTACCATCCTCTTCAATACCAACATAAACTTTTGCTATGCTATTTAAAATAGTGAACGATCCATAGAGAGATCCTCCGACAATATCAGATGAATCAATATTACTACCAAACAATGAATACTGCAACTCAGTACCATCAGGAACATTTGTTGTTGTAATTGTATATGTAATAATTTCTCCCTCACTGTAGGTTAATTTATCACTAGCGACATTGAAAGTGGATATCAGTTCATCCTCTTCTTCTGTTTCTGTTGGTAGAATAGTGACATCAACAGAAGCAGTGGTATTGTCAAGGGAGAATGTAATTAGTTCAGCATCTTCTATTTCACCATCCTCAGTGATATCTACTGTGACAACTGCAGAATTATTTTTAATGGTAACTCCACCAACCAGTTTCTTATTAAGGATATCACTGAGACTAATATCACCAGACAACTTCCAATTTACTACAGTGTAGTCTGGTACATTACTGGTTGTAATAGTATATGTAATAGTCTCACCTTCCAGAACTGTAATTCTATCTGCTTCAACATGATACGTTGGGATATCATCAGCAACAATAGCAACAGACTTTGATGCTTGTGTATTGATTAGATCAAGAGTTAATACTTCTAGATCATCATTATCATCTGCTAATTGAACAATTAATTCACCTTGATTGTCATTGATTTCAATAGTACCACTCATGTCACCGATAACATCATTTGCATCAATAGATCCAGTTAATGCGTAGGGAACTTGAGTACCATCTTCTACATTGGTAGTGTAGATATCGAAGTAAATTTTCTCACCATTGTAGTAGTAAGACTTGTTAGACTTAATTCTATATGTCTCTCTAAGTGCAAGTGTAGGTGGAATGGGTTCTTCTTGTTCTACTGGTGTGATGTTAACCTTTGGTGGAGGAACTTTAGGACCACTACCAATAGGTCCTAATGACTCCAGTTCAAAATCTCCAATGGTACAAATAAATGTTGTTCCTCCAGCAAATGTTGCTCTCAATCCTTGAGGAACAACTCCCTGCTGAAGTTTAAACATAAACCTTTCATCGCCTTCTTTTACATCATCTTTAAATGTCTTGAATACAATAGATTTTTGCGTCTCTCCTGGAGCAAAACCAATAACGCCGCTACTCTCTCCAGCATAATCAGAATCAAATTCTGCTTCCAGATCCTTAATAGTGTAAGAAATACTAGAGGAATAAGTTACATTACCCCCTCTAGTAACTTTAAACACTGCATTATATCCTTCAGTAACCTCGATGTCGTTGCACGAATATGTAATTACATTAGTCGTACTTATTTTATCTGGAGCACCTGGAATTCCATCATCATTTGGTTTGAAGATACCTCCAATAGGAACAACTTCGGTATCTTTAGGTCTTACATTTTGCTTAGAGTCTGAGCAAACACTATCATATGCTAAAGGACCATCTTCAATCTGTGCGATAAGGTCATCCAACCAGTCATCTTTCTCCTCAGTTCCACAATCGGTACACTCTTTCTTGACCTTCTGGCAAGTGCTGCTAGGACCATCACAAGAAATACCTAACAGATCAAACAAAGCATTGATTGCTCCACCAATTAGATTAAGTGGTGCTGCCAAAGTTTCTAGAATCTCCTGAAGAGGACCTAAGATACTATTGATTAGTTCTGTGAGGAATCCTGTAATTTCATTGATGATACCATTAACTAGACCATCAACTAAACATGCAGCAGATTGGAATGCCTCCATCAAATACTGCATTAACAGGTCAGTTAACCACGAAGCAATTCTATCAGTAATATCTTCAATACTACAACCTAGTTCAGCAAGAATCTTGTCTAAGAAATCTTGAATAGCTTTTAACCTAGACTGTCTCTTCGTAATAGGTTGGAATGGTTTAATACCTAGGTCTGGATTGACTGGACCAGTGTTAGTATTGCCAAGAGCATCAGTTGCCGCCACCTCTGTAGTAAGAGCATTCTCAACTAGAAAGTCTACACCTTCACGAATCTTCTTAACAATCTCACCTTTGACTCTAGCGATTAAACTTTTAACAAGTCTGACTGCTCTATTAATATGGCGTCTACCCTCTGCAACATAAGGATTTAAAGCACCATTAACTTTACTAACATAATAATCACCAAGTTGACCACCTGACTGTTGATTTGCTGCAAGCATTTCACTCAGGATAGTTTTCATTCTACCCTGGAAGTCACTCTCAGAACCACACTTAGGATCAGCAATCTCTACACAGATTTTAGAACCATTAGGGTTTGTCGCTGTGTTCTCTGCAAATAGTGCAACAAAACTTGCTGATGGTTTGTACTTTACTGCGTTGGTGGGAAGACCTGCCTGTCCTGGTTTGGTAGCACCCTCTGTAGACTCGCTTTCTTCATCACCATAAAGTTTATCTTCCTCAGCAATAGGTTCGTGCTTATAGGGATTCCTATTGGGTGAGAGATATGTAGTAAACTGCTTACATGTGCTGCCAGGTGCAGGATCTTTCTCTACATTCTTAACTAAAGTAGCACCAGCAGTGTGACCAATCGATCCCATGATGATTGGTTTTTGTCTATCATTATCTAAGTAGAATCCAATGACCCAGTTACCCTGATCAATATTGACCGAAGAACCAGTAACACCACCATCACTGAATGGTGTAGTCACAGGCAACATTACGTTTGCCCATGGTAACTCTGCTGTGGGTGTTGCATCACAATCTTTCAGGTGATGACCTACAATACGAACACGGTATCTACCAGAGTTCTTAGGATCGTCACCCTTCTTTGATTCGACTTGTCCTACCCACCAATTGAATCCATCTGCACCAATTTGATGCACAGGAAATAGTGATGATAATACTGGATCCATATCAAAGAGTCGTTACGATATATTTATTTAACCTTGGATGCACTTTCTCTCCTGCCGTAAGAATCCCTGATAAGAGTCAGATGTGTTGTAGACTTTTGTTCCTTTGGACTGAATGCGTGATTGACCTGTGAGATCAGATATACACCACTGTGTTCATCATCATATGGTTGTTCTGTTCTGTCCTTGGTTGGGATCTGATTAGGAATCAAGATCTCAATCTTATCTCCAACCATAAGACTGGGGTTACCTGGAACTGAGATGTTTACCTTTTGGTTCTCCAATGAGTTTAGTCTGGAGATAGATTGTGAGATGTAGTGCTTCTGGAAGTCTGGGAAATCAGATGTGTTTCCGTCAGCACCATCTTTCTCTTCTGGTGACGCAACAGCAGCACCATCAAACCACGTCTCATGATCAAGCAACACACTCATGACCCTAGTAGGATACTGCGAGAGTTCTTTCTGTCCTGCTGGCAGACCACCCTGCGATCCCATGTGTCCCAGGTTGTCATACTCATCTGCTAGAGAGTATACGTGCTCTTCATATGCTCCTGTGGAGTAGTTGTAGAATGCAATCAAAGATGAGTAAGCACCCAACCTTAACTTGCTCATGATATCAATCTCATGGTCATAGGAGATTGATCCAATCTTTCTCTCTGGTCCTGAACTGCCAGAGTCTTCTCTATCTTGGTAGTATTTTGCTACTGGTTCTGTACCATTGAACTTGTCAGTAGAACACAGACCATCAATAGACTTGAAGTGATAACCAGCAGCATTCTCATAGAAGAAGTAACCTGCCGTGCCACCTGATGTATTATAGTCTGACTTGTCTGTTGCTGCTACATCAGACTTAGATGTACCGTCAGACTTATCAGATGATTTCTTCTTAGATTTTACTGATGTACCCTCTGGCACAGATTTAGACTTGAGACTATTGATGATAGAGAATGGCGTCTTCTTTCCTGGTTGGAAAATAATATTGTAGACAGATTTGTCAGTAAAGATCTCTTTCTTTGTACTGATATAGTTCTGTAGTATCTCCTTTACAATCTCATCTGGTTTACCACGCAATGTCTTAGCAACTCTTGTCGCCTCGTTCACCAGTGCCTCATCAGATACTAGACCTAGTTCATAGAGTTGCATTCTCTCTGTGCTAGTTCTATTCTCTACCTTATAGATTCTAAAGTTGTACTCATGATCTACCTCATCAGATGATTGTAGTTTAATCGTTACCTTCTCATATCCTTGGATAGGCATCGATGCGATCATGTTGTTCGCATTGTCTTGGATCAACATCTTGGCAGCGACAGCAGGATACTTAATGTCCTCGAAGTAATCCAGTCTCATCACAAGGTCTGTGATAAGATCTGCCTCAGTTGCTCCAACAGGAGTGATGGTAACAGAGTTTAGTTTAAAACTAGCAGCGTATGGAAAAGCCATTAACCTATATACATTCCTGAATTATCGAGTGGATTTGATCCTCTACCAATCTGTGCTTCCTCACCAGGAGTATCAGCAGCACCAGCAGATGGTGGTTGTTGAGTTTCACCACTACTATTTAACGAGACAACACTGGTTCTTGGTTGCTTTGCTCTTTGTGCAATCTGCTGTGCATTATTCAGTCTTGTAGCACTCTCAGTTGATGGTGCCAAATCAGGCATTCCACCACGAGAAGGTGCCATACCAGTCTTCAGCATTCTAAGTTGCTGAATAGTTTCTTCATATGTTCTGTGTGCTTTGTTTCTACCATCACCATGATAGTAGGAAAGGTTGTTAGTATTCTCTGGTAGTGATGCCCATTCTTTAGAGAGTTCTACAGCAAACTCATCCTCACTCATTGTACCTGCAAGATATTCATTTAAACCACGATGCTCTAACAACATCTGGAATATCTGATCCTGACCTGCCTGATCAAATTTAAATGTAGATGGATCAATACCTCTCTTTGCTAACTGTTCCTTAGCAGTTCTCATCTGGATCTGATAACGTCCCAGTGCATGTTGTCCACCATGTTCCTGATCTAGTTGAGTGATAGACTTACCTAAGATAGATGAGTCAGTAGATCCACCAACAATCTTGGTGTAGTCATTGTTAGACTCAACAGCACCAATGAAATTACCTAGATCACTTGCAGTTGTGCCCACTGGTGGTGGCACACTAGGACCAGGACCAGGACCACCACTAGGTGTAGCGTCATTGATCTTCATGCCAAGAGCTTCTAGGAAGTTACCGAATGCATCCTTAAAGAACTCAAACACTTTCATATATTCTGGTTTAGTTTCTTCTACCTCACCATCCTCTGTTGGTGGTGGTGCAGTTTCTGGACCAGACTCAACAGATCTTGCTAGACTATTGGGAACACCATATACACTGGCGATAGTTCTGGACATCTGATTAACTTGTGGAGCAATTCTCTCAGCATCAGGTCCCATGCTATCCAGCATTTGCTTGTTAGCAGCGAGCATACCACCACCAACAGCAGTGAATGGTAGTGACATCACATCTGTTAGAGGTTGGGTGACATCTCCTGTGCTAATGTTTGGTGCCATTGAGATCTCAGTACCACCCTCAAACATATCAGTTTTGGTGAACCTAGGAGTAATAGATGTCTCTTGACTCTCCTGTCTATTGATATTTGTGACAGCACTACTGATGTTTTTATTGAACACTGGAGTTTGAGGTTTGGGTCTTACCTTACCATCAACTGCACTTGGTTCTCCCTGTGTATAGTTGTTGTCTAGAGGAATGACTGCCTCGTTACCATGCAACTCTACTAGGTATCCACTATCAGGACCAGAGAAGATGCCACCCTCTTCTGCCTGGGGAGGTCTCTGCTTCATCCACTCCTCACGTAGAGCATCTCTCTGCTGCTCTGCAGTCAGCATCGAGTTGGGTGATCCATCGATCTCTTCACTCTCAATGGTAGTAAATTCTTTACTCTCGTCTTCCTCTGTCCTTAAATCATCTGCTACAGCAGCAGCGGCAGCAACTTCTTTCTTCTCTAGTGATGCTTCCGATGCCTTGTCTTCAGTCTTGTCAATATATTCTTTCTGCTCTGTAGTCTGATTACTGATAGCATCAATCAGTCCCTGTAACTTGGTCTCCAGGGTATCATTTCTGTGCTTCAGATCATTAGCAACGTCTGCCTGAAGAGTGTTTGCTGTGATCAGTGTGCCATATACTGATGCAGAGGATTGACTGATTGCTTGTGCTGCCCTGTTGATGGACTCTGCCATCTTACTGATAGACTCAGCAATCTGTTCCCTAGAGACTCTCTTTGCTCTGGTAGGATCTACAGCATCTCTTGTCTTTTGTGCAGTGGATGGTACTGCCTCATCCTCACCAAAGTATTCTTCGTAGTTTGTATAATCAAACTGTTTTCTAAACTGTCTTTGCTTTCCTTTAGAATAGAAAGCAGAGTCTTCTAGTTGACGAAAAACTCTCTTCCTCAGTCTAGGATTTGTTGTGATCTTACCGACTAGGAGAGTCTTTCTGTATGCCTGTGCTAATTCTTGTTTCTTTTTCTTCAGGGCATTGCCACCCATCTCACCAGCAAGAGCCTTCTTAAAGAAGTATCCCCTACCGAACATAGAATTGAAAGTTTCTATGTCAATACCTTGCTCTTCTGCCTTTCTCTCGGCGTACTCTCTTTCTTTTCTAGCAAGTACCTTTGCAGCAAGAGTTTTGGAGACGATAGTACCAATCCCTTCGCCTACGAAATTGATATCTCCTCTAGTATCCTTAGCTCTTTCAAACCCTGCTGCCATTTGATTACTCGCCCCCTATGTATTTATTGTAGTGCTAGACGAAGTTTCTCTAGCAACTTGACATCATATTCTTTGTTTGCAGTATAATACGTAGTCCCATCACCAGTAGGAGTCAACTCGATACCCATTTGTGCTGCCTGTGGTGGTGGAGCAGGCATGTTGTAGATAATCAAACTCTGCTCTTCCTCATCACCCTCCATGTTAATCATTTCGATTCGCATGTCTTTTTGTACTGGTGCAGTAACTGCTGGTGTTGGTGCTGTTGTTGGTTTGGAAGGACGTGTTGATCTACGTGCAGCACGACGACGATCAGTTTCAGACATCGTTGGAGTTTCAATCTCCTCTGTTGTTGTAGTTTGTCCTGGTGCCTCGGTGTATGCCTCAAGTGCAGCATCTGGTTCTAGTGATAGACCAGCAACAGATCCAGATTGAATTTCTTCTAGTGTGTGAGCATTCTTTAATATACTTTGTCCTGGTGCATCTGGATCTACATGCACACCATTAACTAGAAGTTCAAAGTGTAGGTGTGGAGCACTACTGATGTCATCTGTGTCTGTGATGGTAGCAATCTTCTGCCCTGCCTTCACTTCATCACCCACCTGGACACCTGGATCTACGTGTAGATACTTGGTAACCATATTGTTAGCATGTTCAATAACAATACCCTGACTCATACCACCACTAGGTAAGTATCCTACAGGATACATCTGTGTTACTTTACCTGGCATAGCAGCAACCACCTGCATACCTGGAGGTCCAATCAGATCTCTTCCCTTGTGGATCCTTCCGCCTGGTCTAGGAGCACCGAACTTAGCACCAGGATAGTCCTGTAGTTCTCCACCCTCCATGGGATTGACAATTTTACCCTTGAGATCGCCAACCACACCAGTGCCATCATAGTTTTCCACAGGCATGAATGGGTTGCGTAGTGCTCTACCTAAAGAGTCAAGTACACCGACGAACTTACCTGCTGGATCAAATATTCTCATCAACTTATCGAAAGTATCGTTCTTGGGTAGTAGTTTCTCAATATCATCAGACGACATACCTTCAAATCTCTCTCCTCTAGGTAGTCCATCTTTAGTTGGGAATCTAACTGTTGGGATACTACCACCAATAGTTGTGCTGGCAAGAGCGTTGGACATACCAAACTTTTTAATGAGTGGTGCTGCTTCTGAGTTGATGACTGGAGCAACGTCAGCACCTGCAGGACCCAGTGCTTGAACGAACTGCATCGTTGCACCTAGAATAGTTGCAGCAGTCTGCTGGAAAGGATCGTCTAACTTATCTTTGTCCACTACCAACTCTGTGCCGTGGAGCATAGCAGTGCCTGGTTTGGTGCCAGTTTCAAACTTATCAGCACCTGTTGCCATGTCGGCAGCACCAGCAGCAAGACTACCAGCAGCAAATCCACCTAGGAGTGCGCCAATAGCACCACCGATGGCAGCACCAGGAATCGCTCCAACTCCACCAAACAGAGCACCGATGGCAGCACCAGCAGCAGCGCCTGCTTTACCTCCTGCAGCGGCACCTGCGAGTCCCCCAGCGAGTCCAGCACCAGTACCTACCAATGCCTGTGTTTCGGTCTGTCCTGCTTTCTTTCTTTCGCTGTACTCCCATGCTGATAGAGCAACATTGAGACCAGGAATTCTTGCGCTCCTCAATCCACGCAGTGCTCTAGTTGCACCACCTCTAGCACCAGATGACATAGCAATGCGTTGAGCAGAGTTTGGCAATCTCCTCATAATAGAGTTGGTTGCCCTAGTTCTCAGTCGTCTTGGTAGACGTTGAACACGCCTGACTCTCTGGCGCATTCTCCTCAATGCTTTAGGTGACTTCCTGTACAGTTTTCTCAGTAACTTGTTCCTAAAGAACCTAGTGATCCTACCTAATCTACCACCACCTTTCTTGGTGCCTCTTAAATCTTCTGGATCCTCGTATCCTGCTGCCTTTCTTTGATTCTCTAGATCACTTTCGGACTTCATGTCCTCAAGGTTCTCTCTTGCTTCATCCTGTGCTGCACTTTGAGCATTGAATGCCTGCATGAGAGCATCAAACTTAGACACGAGAATATCATCTTGCATCTTCAATGCTTCTAGTGATGCTAGGTTGATATCAATATTCTTCTGGAGCAATTCATTCTGCTCTACCAGAGACTTATTAACCTGCTCTAACTGACCACTGACTGCTGCCATGGTTTGAGTGATACTCTTCAGCAGTTGAGTGTTAGTAGTATATCCTTTCTTCTTAGGTTCTTCTTTCTTTCTCTTGTTAATTAAGTCAGCAAGTTCTTCCTGGATACTAGACGGCATGTCTGCCAGGATGTCATCAACCTCCTTAGACTGATCATCACTTACTTGTTCTTTCTCTGCCTCTTGCTTGACCTCTGCCAGTAGAGCATCCAGTTCTCCAGGTACTTCCTGCTCATCCTCTTCGGGTTCTTCACCTTCATCATTAATTATATTGAGGAGGTCATCTAAACCTTCGGGTTCTTCCTCAGGATCTTCCATGTCAAAGTCTTTATCTACACTGTCAATGTATAGATATGGATACTGTTCTTGTGTGCCAGGAACTGCAATAGTATCTCTAATCGCTTGTAGGATCTTCTTCCTATGATCTAGGATATCACCATAAGAAATGCCAAGACTCTTCAACCATTCTAACGCTTCCTTCTGCTTAGCACTCCTCTCTTTACCAGTACCAGCGACAGGTTTTCCAGAGAAATAGATAGCGTGGTCAACATCACTTTCAAACTCAATCTCCCAGCGTCCTGCCTGCCCTTGAATGTAGTGTGCTGGTGGTAGTTTGAATTCAAAACTACCTTCTTTAAATTTCTTTGGTTGCTCTGGTTCTGGTTTGTTTAGTTCAGCAATACGTTGCTTGACTCTCTCCGCTTCCTCTGCTTTGAACCTCTCAAACCTCTCTTTATCTGCCTGGATAAGAGCATCCACAGCATCCATAATCTCATCTGATTTTTCCTCCAATGCATCCTCAAAGGATCGCATCGTATCATCAGCAAATTCTTTCTTGTCGTCTACAAACTTATCTTCTGGTTTGTAGACAGATACATTACCTTCTCTAGTATCTACAATAGCATTACTAAAACCATAGAATTCTTTGAGAGTCTCTCTAATATTAATGATACCAGCAGTTTCTTTCCCTGTCAATAAGTCACTATCAATACCCTCGTAATAATTTGGTAGTTCCGAGGGCAACAGCATCTCATCTTGAGAGGCAATGAATCTCTTTGCCTCTTCAATACCCTCAGTTGTCTGAGGGAAGATGCCATACGATAGAAGAGTAGACGTAGCAATCTGTCTATAAGTCGCCTCTTTAGAAGGAGACTTATCAAATCTTCTTATCGCCTTGTCAGGAATACCCTCTAGATAACTCATTGACCAGTTCTCTTAAGACCAGTGGAGATAAAGTCACTCGACTTTTGATATAAATTGCTCTTCCTAAAGTCATCCATGAATGCTGTTAGGTAGTTGGGTTTGAGAATATAGATCTCTCTCTTCTTCTCATTCTCTGTCTCTTCGTGCTCAAAGACAGTGACAGGTCTAGAAATGTTACTACCAGGAATAGATCTAGTCTGTGTACCATCCCAATACTTATAGATGCTATTGTAGAATGTCTCATCCACCTTCAGTCCTTCCTGTAGAATAGGGACACCATTCTCTGCATATGCCTCCACTACCTCATAGTGGTGGATAGTACCATAGGGATCATCGTAGTTTGCTTCACAATGCTTCCTCAATTCACTACCAGACATAGGCCAGTCGAACAGAGGATTGACCATGCCATTAGTAAGCACGACCACCCAGTCTAACAGAGGATCCTCGTATGCTTTCTCTGCTACCTGATAGATAGTCTCACCTTCCAGAACCGAATACCTCTTAAAGTATACTGCATAAGAGAAGACATCTTCATTGACACGATACCTTCTAAAAAAATTCTTCGCTACAACGTAGTCCGATTCCGAAAAGGGATACGAGATAGGTTTTGTTCCATACTCTAGATTTGGAATTGAACGGAAATACATCAGTAACTTACTCCATCTTCTGTGATTTCTTCTGCAAAGATATTCTTCATTTCTTTGAAGGATAATTTCAGTTGAGTAGCAACGGGTGCTCCACTATCATATGTAGCATAACTACCGTCTGGCGTGAAGTTAATCGCTACATCAGACAACGCACATGTTTTATATTGTGGTAGGAAAGGATGTAAATCAGACCCTTTCATAAATCTGACACGAACTACACTGGGGATAGTGAGTAGGTTTCCAGCATCCTTAAATGCAGTGAAGATTGCCTCTCCACCATGAGTAGGAAGCATCGCTTTCTTAAATGTATTACAGATCTTTCTGATCTCCTTTGCTTCGTTCTCACTGTAAGGAACCAACTTAAATGTGAGATCAAATGTTCTCAAGTTTGGTCCTTCATACATCATCTCTGTATTTGGGTTGGTGATAGTCTTGGAGATACCACCCATGAACTGATCTAGACTGACATTAGCACCAGTAATTTTATTATTCAAGTCATTCATTGCCTTGAATATACCAGATTTAACGACACCTGGAACTGAATTGACAGCACTGTTTACTGCACTGAGATCTGTTCCAGCAATCTTTGCTAATCCAATACTAGCAGCACCAAACTTAGCGCCACCCCAACCCTGACTATACATTGTCTGAATATCCTCAGGCATGTATAGCATGATGGGTTTGTATCTACTCTTGCCAGTTCTTACAGCAGATTGATTGTACTGCTTATAACTAGAAGATGCACCAGATCCAAAAGCACTCCCAGAACCACTGTCCTTTCCTCTAGCACTAAAAGGAGGATTGTACTCAAAGAACTCGAAGGTTACATAGTCAGCATTTGTATTGATTGGAGAATCCATTGGATATCTCAATGATGTACCAGCACTCGCTGCATTGACAGTAGGTGCAGATATCTTGATCTTGCCAGTGTTTAACTTATCACTCAGTCCAGCTTGAGCATCTTTTGCTGCCTGTGTTGCTTCCGCATCAGTCGCTCCCTCTGCTCTTGCAGCGTCATAAGCATCTTTAGCAGCAGCTGACTGCTCAATAATTTCCTGTGCTTCTGACGAAGGGGGGATACCTAAACCATATTCGTTAAATACGTCCCAAACCATTAATTTCTCCTGCGTACTGCTCCTTTAAGTTTTTTGCTTTTGTACTGTCTGGTCTCTTCCCAAACAAGTTCTTTATCATAACTCAACTTACCTCGGAAAACAAAATCTTCCACTGGTAGCATCGAAGCAGTCTCCCACTCGTATGTAGCAAGATCTAAGAATAAACTTTTACATCCTCTAATAAGATATTTATGTATGATATGTTTGGGTACATCAACCTGACCTTTGAACAATTTTTTGGCAGCAAGAAGTCTCTCTTTATATCCTAGGTAATGTAGGTTGGCACCATAAAAATAGTCATCACCGATACTTAAAACATATACTAGAGGGAACTTATCATAATATGGTTGAAATGTAGTCGCTTCATACTCATAAAAGTACATGTGACCAGGGAAGACACGTCTCCTCAATTCATTCTCATCTTGCAACACCAAGTTTTGAACAGAATCAAACTTTTGATCAATCGTCATGCGATACTGTTCTTTTTTGATGTCAGTCATCAAACCTTTCAGTTCTTTCATGTACCAAGACAGGGGTTTGGATTCTCCTCCCGTCTTATCTCGAATCTTTTCGTATAATGTTTCTCTTTGCTTCTTTCCTGCCTCTCTATACCCATCAGTCTGCTTGATCACCTGGATGAGTTCATCCATGTTCCTATATTTGGAGTAACTTCTTACTCCATACCTAGCAGCAATGGCACGTACCTGATCACGAGTATAATACTCCGAAGAAAATTCTTCCAGTTCATAACCTGACAGATGTATCCACCTGTCAATGTTATTCTTGGCATATGCCTTTGGTTTTAAATTATTCTTCTTTGCCATCAGACTTTGAGATGATCTTCGGTGAGAATTAAGAACTTCATCTGTCTATCTTCACAGTATTCTTTCGCTGCATCCCACTTCGCTTGATTCTTCATGAAAGTTAGGACTTCTCTCTTCCATGCAGCAGTCTTTCGCTTTGGTTTCTTGTTAGGTCCTGCCACCTGCTTCTTTGGTTTGATCTCAATGATATACTTCTGTATTTGATGTGATTTGTTCTTTACTTTGATGTAAAAATCAGGATAATATCTATGTGCTCTCCCATCAGTAGGACATCTGTAAGGAACAATGACTTCCTCACTACCCCACTCAATAATACTGTCTGTAGAGTCACAAAATAACATGAACTTTCGTTCCCACAATGACCTATAAATTATGCGTGTTGGATTTCCTCTATACTTCTGCGGATGCTTCGGTTTGTAGATTCCAGAGTACGCCATAAATAAAGTATAACCCATCACTAATATTTAGAGTGCCTAATCCATTAGATCCTGCGGGTCTCATTCCAGATGATATTGAGTTACCTAAAGGGAGATCGGGTTCGATCTCGAACTTTTTGGCTGCCGTTAGTGCCAATGGCGGCATGTCCATGTCAAATGGATATGATGTGCAATTCTATTTTGATTCTTCATCAAACGCTACTCTAAAGAACTCTTTTAGTAAGTTTGATATTGATGTATCAGATTTTACCACAGCAAATAAACCAGGGTCGCTGATTAATCTGTTTTGTGATGAGGCACAGTTACCAAGTCTACAATTTGCCACTGGTAACGTCAACGGAAGATATACAGGACGTGGAAATAACTTCTACCCCCATACTAAGTTAATTACAGACTTCAGTTTGAGTTGGATGCTTGATGCCAACATGTCACCATACAAATTCTTAGTTACTTGGTTTAATTTCATTCGTGGTGGTGGAACTCCTCTAGAACGTACAAATAATGATTCTGTTCCAACTATCAATGAATTGTTCCACCTAAAAGATAGTTCTAACTTCTCTACACAAAATAGAAGTTACAGAATGGCATATCCTAAGGATTATCAAGCAAATCTACGCATTGCTAAGACAGAAAGAGGAGCAAATGCTGCTAATGGTAGATCTCCGCTAGTGTGGGCATTCACTGGTGTATATCCTTACTCTATTGACGCTGTTCCTCTCTCCTACGGCAGTTCGCAGGTCACCAGAGTCACCGCTAACTTCTACTACGACACGCTAACCAGTTCCTTTGCAGATATTCGTAACAAAAGGGGATAAATAAAATTACGAATTGAATTTAACTAAATGGCGTTACCTAAAGTTGGGTATCCAACCTATGAGTTGGATCTTCCTTCTACTGGGAAGAAAATTAAGTATAGACCTTTTGTCGTAAAAGAAGAAAAGGTACTATTACTTGCCCTGGAAGGAGAAAATGAAGATGAGATCAAAATTGCAGTAAAAGATCTCATCAAGAACTGCGTTTTAAGCAGAATTAAGGTCGATGAACTCCCATCGTTCGATTTGGAGTATATTTTCCTCAAAATCCGTGCTGCCTCTGTTGGTGAAGTGGTGAATATGACCATTACCTGTAGAGATGACGGAAAAACCCAAGTTGAGCATAATATTGACCTCAACCAACTCCAGGTAACCAAACCAGAGGGTCATTCTAGCAAAATCATGCTAAATGACACTACAGGCATGATTATGAAGTATCCTAGCATGGATAGATTTGTCGAAAACGAGTTTTTGAACAAAGCAATCAAAACTGACGATGTTTTCCAGTTTATTGCCGATTCGATCGATCAGATCTTTGACGAAGAATCTGTATATGACTCTTCTACGACTACAAAGAAGGAAAAACTAGAATTCGTCGAAAGTCTCACTGCAAAGCAATTTGAGAGCATTCAGAAGTTCTACGAAACCATGCCAAAACTGCAATACACCTTCACAGTCACAAATCCCAATACTGGGGTCGAATCTGAATATGTCATTGAGGGGATGCAGAATTTTTTCGCATAATGGTCTTCCAGAACAGTCTGGAGGGCTATTATAAGACAAACTTCGCTTTGATGCAATACCACAAATACTCACTTACTGAGATTGAGGCAATGATGCCGTGGGAGCGTGAAGTTTACGTTGCTCTGCTCAAACAGCATATTCAAGAGGAGAAGCAGAAGGCAGAAGCAGCGGCAGCCCAATAAAAAAGAGGGGTGTTACCCCCTCGACTTTTTCCGCCAAAAAATAGCGGGAAATTTTTTTCGGAATTCATGGAATCAAAAAGTGAATTTTGAAATCAGTCTTCCGCAAGTTTAGCGAAGTAAGACAAGGCATCATCTTCTTCGACAGCATTGGCACTCATCTTCTCACGGAAAGGAGAGGACGGGGTGATGTCAGGTGCATTGAAGTCACCAGCATCGCCAGCGGGAGCAGGATCATACTCCTCATCCTCTACGGTGAGGGTACGAGCAGCAGGTCGCTTGCCGAGCACAGTGTCGAGACGTGACTGAAGTTCTTCATAGGACTTGAACTTGTCTTCGGAAGTGAACTCGGAAAGAGAGTATTGCTTCTTCCAGATCTCTTCCATCTCAGTGTCATCAGAACTGACAGCAGTAGGTTCTGCAAACTCAGACGAATCGTAGTTCCAGTAACCACCGACAGTTTTGATCTTGATCTTAAAGTTGGCACCTTCCCAGAAGTCAAAGACGTTGATGGGAGTCTCATCTTCAAACTCAGGTTGCATGGCAGCGAGGATCTTGTCATGGATCTTCTTACCATACTTGTACAGGAAGACACGACCTTCGTTCTCAGGATGCTTAGGATCCTTTACAACGAGGATGTTGCTGTAGTAAGACAGTTTACGCTTACGTTGACGTGCAGTGTCTTCGTCACCAGACTTCCACAGTTGTCCGTTCTTCAGACAAATGGGGCACTGACCACCGTGAGTGGTGGGGCAGTTCTCGATCAACCAACCACCGCTCTCTTGGAAAGCATGGTTGTACAGTTTTGCCCAGGGGAGGGTCTCACCCTCAGGTGCGGGAAGGAAACGGATTACCGCATAACCGTTACCGCTAGCGTCAAGTTCGGGCTTCCACAGACGTTCGTCGGCACCGCTGCTAGCGTTGCTGGACTTCTGCAGTTCCTTTTGAAGGAACTCCATGTTGTTCTGGGACTTGCGCTTAAGATCTGCGAAGGACATCGGATACCTCGGATTAGTTGGATGTGTTGGATGGTTGGGTCTTACGGTGCGAACCAGTCTCCCAGTCCCGTCCTGCCCAACAAAGTTAGTATAACAGATGACAGGTCAGGAGTCAACCCCCTGCATCTAGTTGTTGCTTCATCATTTGGACACGCTCTAGGAGGGCGTCAAACATATCGTTCAGATCATCGCCTGGTTCAGCACCAAGCATGACTGCAGCATCTCTCATGGAGTCTGCCATGCTGATTGCTTCCTCATCGTCGCTAAGTTTGAGTCTAGCATAAAAGATCTTCTGCTTCTCAATAAGAGACTCCAGAACATTGAAGTAATCCATCTTCTTTTCTTTTGGCAGCACTGGGAATGCAACCATGGATCTCATGCAAAACTCTTGCATCGCAGCCATCTCTTGGATGTTACCACGAACCATTTCAGATTTAAAGAACTCGTTCATACTAGCATCAACTTAGCTCGACTGGTTTTCTTAATGTAATTAAGTTTTTGTGCATCATACTTAAGTTTCTCCTTAAGTGGTTTGCTAATCAGTTTAGGAACTGATTCAATTTCAATGTCGTTAGACTCACAGTAATGTACAATAGCATCAATGTAATTCATCGAATTTTCGTATGCAATTTTCTCAACATCCTGCGAGAATTTCGCAGCGGTCATAAATTTATCCTCCAGATTTTTTGGCATTTTTACTCCGATACTCTTCGATGTACTCTTGAAGCGAAAGAAAGTATTCTTTCTTGGGTGGAACGACACTTACCTGAACGTCTCCGTTCTCACAAGAGACAATCGTCACTAATTGTTTTACAGACAAGTCGTAACGTTCTTGAAGCATACATGCGTATGCAGTTTCTTGAACGTAGTAATCGTATAGATACTTCTCGTCTTTTTCTTTTGCGGAGGTCTTAAAATCAATGATGGACAACACCCCCTCGTATTCCGCAATGCAGTCAACTCGTCCTGCAATTTGCAAATAATCGGAATACAGTGCCGCTTCTTGTAGGTATATATTATTTATACGGTCAAGAATATGTCTCGAAGAGTTAAACATGATCCAAGGCAAAGGTTGGTCCTTGTACTTTGTGGTATCTAACTCATTGTTGATGTAATCTTCAACGAGCTTGTGGTATCTAGTACCACGACCAGCAGCACGGTTAGAGACTGCTTGTGCTTTCTCTTTACCAACCCTTGCTTTCCACTTAGCAAGACTTGCTTGCTTCTTAGAGTTGTTACTGATCACAGTGGTAGCAGAGGGATACTTGCCACCGCTAGGAGTGACATAGTATCTCTTCCCATCGATTGTAACTGTGTTCATCTCAATGGGTTCTAACCCAACATGATCAAATATATGCATTAGAATCCGAGGTTAAGTTTAGCAATCAGATAGTTCTTGACAAGTCCAGAGCGAACAATGTCCTCGATACCATACTCAATCATAGCAAAATCATCAGTCATGCTTGCAATGATTCTTTGGAAGTCAAGGATGCCTGTCTTCTCATTGATCTTCTGTAAGTCAGACTGATTAGCATCACCACAGAACATGATCTTAGTATCTTCACCTACACGAGTCATGATTGAATCAAGTTCGTGGAAGTTGAGGTTCTGACATTCATCAACAATGACAATCGCTTTGTCGAGTGTAGAACCACGAAGGAAAGATGTACTCCAGAAACTAATAGTCTCCTGACTCTTCAGTCCTTCATAAAGCATGTCGAATGCCGCATCATCAGGCATCTCAAACATGTACTTAACCATATTTTTATATGGAATTTGATAAAGCGATGCTTTATCTTCGTGGGTCCCTGGTAGGAAACCAATTTCTCTAGTAGCAACTAGCGATCGTACAATATAAATCTTTTCATAAGGAGAATCCTCATTGAGAACATCTCTAAGTGCAAGATACAAAGCAACGAAAGTCTTACCCGTTCCAGCACATCCAGAAGCATAGATGTTCTTACCAGCACCATACTCTTCAAACATAACCTCTTGGTTTTCTGTGAGAGGTTCAATGTTAAGAAGGTAGTTGCTGTTGATAGGTTTTCTACGCTTCATCTGCTTTGCAGACATCCCATTAATATCTGGGGTTAGTTTCTTTCTAGATCTTGGCATAAGTTTTCTCTAATTTACCATTGAACATTTGAACCAGGCAGTTTGGATGCAGAGGTCATAATCTCAGACCAACCAGGATGAGTCTTGCCCATCTTGTTTCTCCAATCACCAGACTCACCGACGCCAGCAACACCAGCGGACCAGTCTTTATCCCAATCGGGATTGTCTTTCTTCCACTGTTCGTACTCAGCGACAGTCATACGTAGTTCCTGAGTTTCCCCAGTCTCTTTGTGTTTAACAGGATAGGTAGGCATTAATTCCACTCCAATGCTTCAGCAACTGTAGGAAATTGCTCACAGAAAATTTCTTTACATGCAAGAGCAATGTCCATGTGTTCTTTTTGTGTGCCGTTGGCACTACGCAGATCTATATAGTGGATCCACGACCTCACAGATCCCGTCATGTAGAGTCTGGTAGGAGTGGCGAGGGGGAGCACAAAACGAGCACACTCCTTTGCAATTTGTGCATCAAGCATTTCTTGATACAGTTTCATCCCCTCATCAAAGTGTCGTCTGATCTTGATCTCAAATTCCTGACGGGTAAAGGGATCAATGTCATCGATGGAGTTCTGTCTGTTCTTAGTGTCTTGGCGACGTAGATCAGGGACAGGGATAACATCCCCAAGTAGAGAGCTGTCAGCATAGCGTTGTGAAAATTCTTGATATGTAAATGAACGGTGACGCAAGCACTGAGCTGCTAGACCCCGTGTTGTATTTATCTCAAGCGTCATAAATGCTTGCTCAAATACACTCCAGTGCTGATGCTTGACGCAATACTTAAGCAGCCCCGATACCTTCGGGTTCTCCTGGTTGTTCGGATTGCTCACTCTCGCTACGTACCCCATCGTCTTCTCCGCTTCGGGAGTCACCGATACCAATTTCACTTGGGATTGTTGCGTCATAACCAAAACCTTGTTGTGATTTTTCTAGATTTTTGAGGGTGGAACGTACTTGCTCTGCTTGATAAAGTTCTTTCTTGATCTTTACAAACTCATCGTTGTCGTATAGATGAGGTTTACTCACAGCATTACGTAACCACTTAATATATTGATTAATAGATGATGGTGCTTGGGTCATACGAAATGTAATAACCCGTACATTCTACCATAAAAAAAGGAGGGTGTCAACCCTCCTGTTCTGTGACCTTCCAAGTGCTAGTGCCTCTGGATTTTAAATTAACCCACTTGGCATAATGTACGCCACGATAAGTTAAGAATCCAAAGACTCTATCTGGATCGTGTTTGTCTGGATCATAAACTGGAAGATCATATTCCAGTTTAATCTTCATGCTACACCTTCTGCAGCAGTAGCAGTTCACCGTAGATCATGCCAATAAATGCTACACAACCTAGGGACGATAGTCCAACTACTTGTAGTGCTAGCATGGCGATCACTTGGTGTAGGTGCGACCACGATAGCAGAACTCTCCGTGAGTTTCCTCACCAGTCTGCTTACAGTCATACTTAACACCACGATATGCAGTGTTAGCAATTTGTGCGTCATGAAGTGCAGATGCTCTTTCAATCTGCCTCTTGATGATGTTTAAAGTGTTCATGGGTAATCTCCTGAAATACTGAGGTTAGTTAAAACCCGTTCCTTCAGACTTGTGCGTCCCAGTCACACTCAGGCGTTGCTTCTTGAATAGTTTCAATCAGCTCTTCCTTAGCGTGATTGCTAATGTATTCGTGTTCTCTTATTCGGTCCAGCATTTCTGCTGCGTTGGTACAAGAGATATTAGCATAGAGTAGAAACTCAAACATGGGATGAACGCTCCGTTCCGAGTCTTACTTGCGTCCTCAGGTTAAAGTACCTGTGCATTGACCATCATCTACTTTGGATTTGAAATACAAGATTAGATTTCGCTTAGTCCTAAAGTCTAAGTTACCATCTAAGTGTATCTCAACTCGTTTTTGTAGAAACCTTTCACAGGACATGTGCCACCCATAGGGTGACGGATCGTGATGGGCTAAGGTCAAAGCCAATAGTAGTGTAACCATTGGATGAACGTTGCTATAGTATAGCATAAGTATTTAGGATTGTCAAACGGTATAATGTGCTACCGTTTTACATAATCCATTTTGTGCTTCTTCGCCTTCAAGGCGTCCACTATTATACCACATGCTATCTCTGGTTCTGATCCTCCACAAGTGAAGACATCCACCGCTGCCTCGCCCCTCTCGGGCCAAGTGTGTATAGAGATGTGACTTTCAGATAGTAAACAAATAGCAGTGACTCCATGTGGATCGAATTGATGTGAAACAGTGTCTAGTACAGTTGCTCCACATGCAATAGCAGCTGACTCAAGTAGGTCTCGAAGAAAAAACTCGTCATCTAATAAAGACGACGAGCACATGTAAAGGTTTAACAAATAATGGTGACCCATTTTAATTTCCTGACAACCAGAAAGTATCTTTTGCTCTATCATTGATGTTACATTTTCTCACCTGCACATCATATCCATTCTCTAGCAGGAACCTACAGTCTTCCATAGCATCCTCAAGTTTTGCATAGAAGAAAACTTCAGAATACTTTTTAGTTGATACGGGCGTACCATCTTTGTTGATACGACGTAGGACTTTCTGATTAGTAGGATCCATCAGTTTCCAATACTGGATACAGAAAGTATTCTTTGTGCTGCTAGGTCTTTTGTAAGTCATTTGCTTTTAGGTGGATTCCACATTTTAGGATTGACACGACCCTCAGTCTGAGTCATGTTTACTAGATCATGACGATACTTGTCCCAATAATCATCAAAGATGTCCACTTGCTTGGGACCAGATGCAATATCAAACTTGGTGATACCGTCTTGTAGATATTCAATTAAGTATGAAGTGTAAGGTAAAGATCGATCTTGTGCAAGGGTTGGGTCACAATCTTCATGGATAATTCTACTGCCCTTCCCCATCAGGAACGTCCTCCCCACTGAATGGAGGGGAACGCACCCTCTACACACGGTCTGGTGATCTTGTAACGCTTGCTAAGACCCTTGTCCTTGATCAGGATCAGAACAGTCGCTTCCTCCTTATGGAGACCCTCTAGCATCTGAATGAAGAGGTTCTCACGCTGGGATTGCTTGAGGGATGAACTGCCACCCTTGAAGAAGAGGTACAGTTTGCGATACTCTTTCTCTAGTACGGTGTGTTCCGTACCCTTGGGAGCATCGTTCTCATCATAAGGAACTTCACCCTCAGGTAGAAGAGAGATGACACTCTCATCAAAGTTTGCAATCAGAACTGAGCGAAGAGCTGGAGTATCATGCTCTTTCAAGACCTTGATCTTTTCTGCTTTTGTTTTGGCGTTGCTCACTTTTTGGAGCACTTCCGAGATAAGTAATTTCATTTTGCGAAAGGTGATGATGTACTACGAAAGAAATAATCTTCCATCAAGTCATTCAGTTGATGCTTCTGGAAGTATTCAAGTGGAACTTGTTTCCCACCACTATTTAGTGACCCATATTCACTCATGATTTTATCCTCGATCTCTTCGGGGACATAATCAAAGTCAATTAAAGTACGGTTGCGGCAGTAATTGTTGAACTGCTCCTGGTTCTGACAAAACTTCTCTGGATCTTGATCAACCCAGACGTTTAGTTTCTTTTGACTGATCGGTTTCTGTCTTACACTGGTAACAAATGTATCATCAGCAGATAAGAAGTTTGGAATACCGTCAGACTTATCTCCCTTAATAATGTGCTCTTTAATATACTGATAGGGATTGTCAGTATAGATATACTTCTTTGTTGTTGGGTTGAACTGATGAACTCCAGGGTACTTCTGAAGTTGGATAAAGTCTTTGTCTCCAGATAGAATCAAGACTTTACCGATGTCTTTGTTCTTACATAATGTAGAAATAACATCGTCTGCTTCTGCACCATGTACTTCCATCACTTTCCATGGAAAATACTCACGGATCTCATCACGAATGAGATTCAAAACATCAAAGATCTGACTCCAGTTATGTTTTGATTTCTCTCTGTCCTTTTTTCGATTTTGTTTATAGAATGGGAAATAATCTTTACGCCAATAATGTTTGGAGTCATACGCTAAGATCATCTCACCATACTCATCTGAATATTCTCTTTCATATTTTTTCAAACTGGTGAGAACCATATGCCTCACCAGTTTTTCATTTAGAAAGTCATGTTTCAGTTGAGTCATCAGATTACTAATCATAATCTGGTTCATATCAATAATAATCATCCTCCTCGCTTTCCTCCTGGACGAATCTTACAGAGTACAACTCCTCATTGATAACAATTCCTTCATCATCATACATTTCTGGGTGCATAATCGGACCATTGTTTTTTTGGATGAGGTTATAAACAACATCGTTGATGTGCCATCCAGCAATGATTCCGACAACCATGAACACAACCATTAGGCATCCTGAGAAAAATAGTGTGAATGATTCCATTTACCTACTCCGAGCGACGTTTGTTTAAGTCCCTCCACGAAAATTCAATGTTAATGCAGAATTGTTTTTTGCGGAGGGTGAAGAATCGACTGAAAAAGAAACCAGTTTTAGGTTCTTCAACTTCTTTATCAACCCTCCTGAGCATGAGCTCTACACCTCTATTTATGGGGATTTGTGAACATTCTTTACTCATTTTTTAGATGTCACTAACCCCTTTTCTACACACCATTTTACCGTTTCAATTAATCCACCCACAGATTTACCATCAACAATAACGTGTGGAAATCCTTTCGACTCGGGGAATCTTTGTTTGAACTCAGCAATCGTGATGTCTTTACCCACCACATATTCGGTTACGTTTTCGATAAGATGAGCACGATACATTAGTTCGTCTATCTTGACACAATACCCGCAACCAGGGGTCTTGTAAATTTCTACTTGGTACATTTCTTACTTGGATTTGAAAAGTGTAGTTTTATTCCATTGGTTCATCTCAACGTACGCACTACCATAACCGAATTTGTCAAAGAATACGTTCCCAGCAGCAACAACTCGATCGAAATCTTCTTGTTGAACTGGATCTATACCGTGAGGTGTCCATGGAGTGAAGACAATAAAGTCTCCAGATTTTTGTTTTTGTGGATAATGTTTTTTACCATCACCATCTAAAAAATAAAAGCACTTTTGTTTTGGAGTGTGTATAAAATGCACCCAAGAGAATGCTTCTCCACCAGAATAATGAGTGTGTGGAATGTGACTCTCAGTAGTTGAGTTATACATCTGAACCCAGAGTTGTGCATAGTATGTAGATCCTTCATAGATTCCATAATCTTTTAGGATAGTATCAAAAACTTTTTGATACGTCCCTGAAGCATTGTCTACAAAGTCCAAAGGGATGTCACCCCTTTCATATGTAGTAAAGAATTTTTTATCTCTGGATCCATCTCCACCATTGTCAACAGGATTTGCATTGGACTCAAGATGTTCATTGCATTGCTGCACGAGCAATTTAATTTCTGATGGTTTCAATTTGAGAGTTGTACTCCAGAGAATGCGATTAATTGGCATCAGATTTTTTTACCCAAAGAACAGTGTTCTCAAACGACGTTGATCCCAGGTCTAATCCATCATAACTATAACGTTTTAAATAAACGTTACCAGCAATGACTGTCCTGTCTCCTGGTTCTTCAACTTTATCTACACCATGCAATGCCCAAGAAGGAAAAACGATAAAATCTCCAGACTTTTGATGTTCTGGATAATGCTTCCCTCCATATGAGTCAATAAAAAAGAAACACTTTTGCTCTGGAGTATCAAGAAAATGAACCCAAGATATACACTCTTGACCAGCAAAATGAGAATGAATTGTATGACCAGTTGTAGTATGATCATACATTTGCATCCACATAACTACACCATAACCCGAAACATGATGTAGACCAAGGTCCTTAGTGCAATCTGCAATAAGTTTATCATAGAACTTCAATAAAGGTTCTTCCATTGCTGTACCAGATAAACCTTCACTAGTATAATAGGTTGTGGAAAACTCTCCTTTCTTTTTTGGAAAGGTTCTCATGTAATCTTTACAATCTTCCAGTAGAGAATCTTCAAACCTTCGGGTTGTTTTCCAAAGTATGGACATGAAAAAAGGGGGTCGTTGGACCCCCCCATTATATCACAGGGCGTTGCCTCTTGGCAAGACCTCTTCTGGGAAAATAAATTCCTCATGCGGTTGGTCGATCGTTGCCATCCAACCACGGATACCTTCATTCAGAAGGATGTTCTTCGTGTAGAACGTCTCGAACTCTGGGTCTTCTGCTGCTCGGATTTCTTGGGAAACGAAATCATAAGCACGAAGATTGAGAGCAAGACCAATAATACCGATGGAACTAGTCCAAAGACCCATAACAGGAACGAAGAGCATAAAAAAGTGAAGCCAACGCTTATTAGAAAAAGCGATACCAAAGATCTGAGACCAGAAACGGTTGGCAGTGACCATCGAATAGGTCTCTTCCTCTTGGGTTGAGTCAAATGCTTTGAATGTGTTTGCTTGTTCACCATCTT